CCGGGCGGCAGCGCGCGGTGCAACGACTAAGTCGAAGCCAGACCGCCCCTTTGAACGACCGCTTCCCGGTGACCAATCTGGGAATCCGAATGGCGAATATGGGTCGAACCGCGACGCTCGCGGCGCACACCCTAACCGCAGGTGCAGGAACCCTCCCTTCATTGATGGTGCCCCGATTAGGTCGCGGCGTGTTTAAGCAGTAGATCGCGGATCATTTCGCGGTCGGCGTTAGAGAATCCAAGCAGCACGCGAGCAGGGTACTTGTATTCGGGACCGTGCGGCGCGACGCGATCGCTTTCGCCGAATTGGTGAATGCGCGCCACGCGTGCGACACGGCTGGCGAAGCCGATCGCGAGGCCGAGGGCGTCAGTTTCGGCGCGCATATAGCGCGTTTGCCGCAGCTTCGCGAACATCGCCGCCCGCTTGACGCGGCCGGCCTTGTCGCGCAGGAGTTTCGGGCGCGGCTTGCGCTTCTCGTATGCGCTCCCGTCCGGGTTGCGTTGCTGCGCGATGCGCGTGCGTTGACTGCGTTGCAGCTCGCGTGCGATTTCGCGCAGCGCCGAGCGACGAGCGGCCGGCGCGAGCTTCGACAGCAGCGCGCCCGCCCATGATTCGAGCGCGTCTAGTTTGTCCATTGCTGCGACGGGTCATAAAGGCCTTGCGCTTCCCATTCGGGCACGGGTTCGTCGACGTGCGTGATGGTCTGCGCGCCCGTGTCGTCGGTGCCGACGACGACACTTTCGGTGAGTCTGAGCTTGATCGACAGATCGACGGTCGTTTGTGTGAGTTGGTCGGCTTCGAATGAAATGCCCGTCTTGCGCAGATCGTCGTTTGTGAGCAGGTCGGATTGATTGCGCCTGACCCATGCGATCAGCGCGGCGAACACGATATCGGCGTCGCCGGTGAAGTCGAGCAGCATCACGTTAAGCGTATAGGTGTAATCGAACGAATCCGATGCCGCGCCCGTGGCGATGATGTTGCCGGTATCGATGAACACGAGCAGCTTGTCGGGATCGGTCACGAGCGAGGGCACGGCCGCATTGAGCGCGCGGCGCAGACTGTTCGACTTATTCATGGTCGGGGCCGGGAAAGGAAAGGGCTTTCGATTGGCAATCGACGATCAGATCCACACGGGCCGCGCATTGGCCCCATGCCGCCTCGGTCGCATCGAGCGCGCGGCGCAACTCGTCGTTAGTGCGCGGGGCCGTCGCCGGCAGCGTGCAGCGCGTGATCGGCGCGCATTGCAAGCCAGTCGTCGGCTCCGGTGATCGCGGGGCGGCTGTACAGGCGCACAACATCATCAGGCAAAGAGCTATCAGCCCATGCGCGCAGAGCTTCGTTTTCATGTTTCAACGCCTTAAAGTCGGTTTCGGTCTGCGCGAGGCTCGCGGCGATGCGCTCGCGCTTCGCTTCGAGCTGCGCGAGCGCGGTCGCGTGCTCGCGCTCTATCTTCTGCATGTCGGCGATCGTCGCGTCGCGCCGGCCGACCGTTTCTTGCGCGGTGCGCGCGGTGTTCTGCGCGTCGGCCAGCTCGGCGCGCAAGGCCTTCACGTAAAACCAGCCGGCCGCGATCGCGAGCACGACGAGCGCGACGGCGAGCACGCGCAGGGCGATCGCTTTCATGCCGCCGCCTTTTCTCGCTCGGCATAAGTCGCGTATGCCTGAGCGAGTTTCGCGTCGTACAGATTGCGCGCGTAATCCGGGCCGTTGTAGCCCTTGGCGAACGCCGCCCACTTCCTACCCTTCAGCGCTGAAAGCAAGGCCGTGTCGGCCGCGATAAACCGCACGAACGCGTCGAGGTGATCGGCTTCGCTTCGCTGCATGCGCGCGACCCAATCGGCGACGCTCGAATATTCCAGGGCTTTCCAGTGATAGCCCATGATTTGAAACGCGCCCCAGCTCGCCGACTCGTGCGCGGTGTCGGCGTCGATCAGCTCGGCCGTCGCGAGGCGCGTATATTCGGCCGCCTTGCCCATGTAGCCGCCGGCGGTGCTCGATACGATGTTCGGATATTTCGCGGCGAGCGCATCGGCGTCGAGGCCGCGCGCCTTGAGGCGCTTATAGAACACATGCCGCTCGAAAAGGATCACGGGCCGGCCATCGGTCAGGAAACCCTCGCCGCGTGATTCGACTTCGTTGACCGCGCGGATCGACGCGACGGAGACGCCGAGCGTGTCGGCCGCTTTCACGAGGTCATCGTCGGACAGGTGCCGGGGCAGCGCGAGGCCGGGTAACGCAATCAGCGTTTTCGGACCGGCGATGCCGTCGATCACGAGGCCGCGAGCTTTCTGAAGGGCCATAACCGCGGACTCGGTTTCATGGTCGAAAACGTGCGTCTCGGGGACCGGAAAGCCGGCGCGCGTGAGGCGCTTTTGCAGTAGCGAAACTTCGTCGCCGATATCGCCTTTTCTCAGAATCATTGTCATTCGCTCCGCAGAAGGCGCGCGACGTTGCCGCGTGCGCCGAAAATGAGAACAGTGAAAAGAACGGCGCGAGCCGCTTCGAAATAGCCGACCGATTTCGCGTGCAAGGCCAGCTCGATCGCCGAGCCGCCGAGTGCGACAAGCATCAGCCAGGCGAACCACGAGACATGATTACGGTGCCGCGCGCCGTCGCGGCGATAGAACAGGATGCGCAGCGCCGCGACGCTGTACGCGATCAATGCGATCAGTACGAGGGGGTTGTGCATGGTTCAGCCCTTTCGGAACAGCGCCAACAGGTCGAAAGACTTGACGCGCTCGATCAGTTGCAGAGTGACGGTAATCGCCAGTGCAGCGGCGAAGAAGGCCGCAACGCCCGTGCTCGTGATCGGCGTGTGGCTCACAACATCGGGAGCGGCCAGATAGCCGGCGATCAGCGAAATCACGAGATAAGCGAGGCGCCTGGCAATCGACAGGTCTTTCGACGTGACGACGACGAGCGCCGCGCCCGTGAAAGCGCCGATGAGCGCATTGCCGTCGATGCCGGGGAACAGGCTTGCGAAGCCGATGCCGGCCGACACAGCGGCGATAGTGGTAGTGCTAGGTTCGGCCATGTTGGCGACTCCGGGTTAATCGAAAAGGTTGACGAGCTGGACCGTTGATTGATCGCTCGGCGGGTCGGGTAGGTCGACCGCGAGGCCGAGGGGCAGCACGGGGCCGTAATCGGCGAGGCCCGCGTTTAGTTCGAGCGTCATTTCGACGACGCTTTGCGTGCGGCCGAGGTAGCGGAAACAGAGGGCGTCGACGGTATCGCCCTGTTGTGCATAGACGCGCATCAGATCAGCTCGATCGTTGTGCGCGGAACGCCGCGCATGTCGTTGATCGCCTGGCGTGCGTTACGGCGATCGGCGTCGATCGTCGTCACCAGCTCGTCGGCGTCGTTCGCGCCCGACTTCGTGCTATCGAAATCGAGATACTTTTCCGTGAGGTCCGCGCGTGCGAGGAAATAGACGGCTCGGCGATAGCGCGCGAGCTGCACACTTTCGCCGCCGATCTGGTCGGCCGGCAGCTCGTCGAGCGATGCGACGCCGGCCGCTTCGTGCTCCGCGCGCCAGTTCGCCAGCTCGCGATTTACTTCGTCGATCGCGGCGATCGTGGCATCGCGCAGTCGCGCCGTTGTGACGGTGCCAGTGAGGCGCACGGCTTCGCGCATGTGCGCGAGGTCGACAGAGGGAAACCATGCGACGTTTTCGATCGTCAGCGCGTCGGCCGGCGGTGTCGCCGGGGGCGTGATGGTGGGTTCTTCGATCGCGTTAAAGCTCGTCATGGCATCAGCTCGGAAAAGGTGGGCGGTGGGCCGGCGTCGGATCGCGTTACTGTCAGGTGTTGCGATCGTCAGCCGGCGCCGCCCAGGCCGGGGTGGGCTCTTTACGTGCGGCCGGCGTTGGTGCCGGCCGCATTGCTCGCTTTCTCAATGCGGGCAATGTCCTGTTTCACGCCGGCGCGCTCGTCGAGTTCGAGCGCGCGGCGCAGGTGTTCGAGTGCGGCCGGCGAGTCGCCGTCGCGCTCCAACGTGTAACCGATCGCCTTGTGCAGCTTGGCGCGCACCTGGTCGTGCATGTCGTGTGATGCGGTGAGCTGCGCGACTTCGTTGAGCTGCGCGACGCTCACGCGCTCGCCGTTCGCGTCTTTCTTGAACGATGAAAGCGAAGCCTCGGCGAATTCCTCGGCGATCGCGGTCGATAGCGTGCGGTCGTATTGATCGGGCAGTGTCATCCGGTGCGCGATCGCATAGCGGGCGATATCGAGCGCGCCGGCGAAGTCGCCAACGTCGACACGCCAGATCATCACGGTCGTTAAAACATCGTCCTGCGCGCCCCGCCCGCCACTCAACGCGCCGGCAACGTATTCGATGTATTCGGGCAGCAGCTCGGCGCGCTTCACTTCGATTTTTCGCGCGATCGACTTGATATCTTTGAGTCGACGGCGATCGATCGCGAGTTTCGCAAGCATCAGCTCGTAAGCGCTTCCGACCATCGTTTCGCCTTCGCCGGCCGAGGCCGACGCGAGGCTTGCCGAAACGCGTTGAAAGTGGCGTTGTGCGGGGCTAGTCATCACTCCCCCTTATGCAATGATTTCGATGTTCTCGGCCATTGCAGCTCGG